GTTAATCCATCAGACTCGAAGATTTTATCAGTGGTTAATATCCCAAGAACCATTTGCAGAACTGGCACTAGAAGGAAAAGCACCATATATATCCGAACTCGCTCTTCGTAAATTGTACTTAAATAAAAACGTTGAACAAGATGAATTGCAAGAATACCTGCGCTTGTTCACAGAACTTGATGACGAATTCGAATGTGGTACGTATGATGTATATCATCAATCCGGTTCAAACCCTGAGATAATCGATGCTGGGTCGCAAGATGATTTGCAAAAGAATAAGGATAAAGGAAAGGAAAAGGCAAATGGAACACCTGTGGAAAAGCGTGACCGTGATATAAACACCGGCACTTCCGGGACGTACACGGTTCCAAGAATTAAGTCGATAACATCAAAAATGAGGCTGCCAAAGTCAAAAGGAAAGGTCGTGATGAGCCTTGATCATTTATTGAAGTATACACCAAGTCAGACTGATATATCAAATACAAGAGCAACACAAAATCAGTTTGACAATTGGTACACATCAGTAAAGCTCGCATATGATATAGAGGATGATGAAATGACAACTGTTTTAAATGGTTTAATGGTGTGGTGTATTGAAAATGGAACGTCACCAAACATAAATGGTGTCTGGACAATGATGGATGGAGAGGAACAGGTGGAATTTCCTTTGAAACCAGTGGTTGAAAACGCCAAACCAACATTGCGTCAGATTATGGCACATTTTTCAGATGTCGCTGAGGCTTATATTGAGATGAGAAATAACAAAGAACCATATATGCCACGATATGGTTTGATACGAAACTTACGAGACATGAGTTTGGCACGGTATGCCTTTGACTTCTATGAAGTCACATCTCGTACACCAGTCCGTGCGCGTGAGGCGCATATACAAATGAAAGCAGCTGCATTGAAGACAGCACAGAGTAAGATGTTTGGACTGGATGGTGGCATTAGTACGCAAGAGGAAAACACAGAACGACACACAACTGAAGATGTTAGCCCCAACATGCATACTTTACTTGGGGTGAGAAATATGTAACTCATGTGTCGACTGGGATGAAAAATAAGTATATGTAGTGTGCAATATATATTTTGGATTTTCCTGTACGTCTGTTTCCGTTAATTACTTCATATATTTGTGTTATGTTGATAGTGAGGTAGCAGGGTGATACACTCACCTTGGTGACTTACTATTAACTATAAATTTAGTGTAAGTAATGTGAGTAAGCAGTTCACAGACATTATCATGAGTAACTATGCAACACACTTGCATAGGTGATCTGGGTAGTGTTTGAGAG